TGTAGGGGGGTAGTGCAACACCAAACGCCCCACCCCGATTTAAATTTCACTTTATCACACTAAAGCATTGAACTCACCTAAGCACCTAAGCACCTAAGCACCTAAGCACCTAAGTGCTCTTTACCCAGCTAAAGAATCCTCGCCATTGACAATCATTACTCCTCATTGTATAATCTTCATAGGAGGTGTTATTATGGAACTGAATGACCTTGTATCTCTCATCGGGTCTCTTGGCTTCCCCATCGTTGCGTGCATTGCTCTCTTCTGGCAGAACAACAAGCAGGAGGAGCGTCATCGTGATGAGATGGAGAAAGTCACGGAGAGCATCAACAACAACACCACAGCAATCATTGAGCTTACGAACAAGCTCGGGAAGGAGTAATTATGGGATACAAATACGAGTGGCCCACATACCCTGATGTGGACCCTCGTGCTTGTATCCTGGATAAGCGTAGGGCTACAAACACCTATATCCGATACATGCTGGCGCGGACTCAATCCATGTTTCGGTATAATGGATTGCCCGACACTATCCCGCAGCGTATGCTTGAGCTGTATCTTCAGACGAATGGCACATGCTGTATTGCAGAGCACGAGGGTAGTTTGTATGCGTTCACAGGTAGCATGGGAGGTGAGCCGGACCCTTACTATCAGCCCACACTGTATGTGGTAGCTAATCCAGCACTGAAGTTGTCCAAGGAATATGTCATTGATAAGGATTGTATTCTCGTCAGGAACGACAGTCTTATGATTGGGCTTATTCCAATGTTTGGTAGATTCACCAGCCAGATTGCAGAGACGGATGTATCTATGTGGAGAGCATCCATCAACTCTCGTGCGATGTCCATGGTTGGTGGGTCTACTGATGCTGTTAAGAAAGCGGCGGATAAGTTCTTCAAGGATTTGGAAGCTGGTGAGTTCGGCGCTGTAGCTGACCAGCAGTTCATCGAGTCTCTACGGACGTACCCTATCAACGGTAGTTCGGGCAATGGCTATATTACCCAGCTCATTGAGCTCCGGCAGTACTGGAGCGGGCTTTGGTGGCAGGAGCTAGGTCTTAACGCAGCGTTCAACATGAAGCGAGAGGTTCTTAACGAAGCTGAAGCTGGTGCTAATGACGACACTCTACTTCCCTTAGTCGATGACATGTTGAAGGAGCGTCAGGAAGCCATGGATAAGGTGAACAGCATGTTTGGGACTTCTATCCAAGTAGACCTGAACTCCTCCTGGGAGAATATCCAGATTCGTGAAGACCTGTCTCTTGAGCCCAAGCAGAACCCTGAACAAGACCCAGAGCAGGACCCTGACAAGAAGGATGGTGAGGATGATGACCCAGATGAGGGTGAATGACTACTTTCCTGATTGGCTTACTGGAGGTGGAATTATAACCGCCCTGTGCGCTCAGGAAGGAAACCAGTGGGCCGCTGAGGTTGACCCTTCCAGTCTTGACCTCGCCTATCACGGGGCCCGTAGTGGCAAGAAGATTACCAATCCTCTTCTTGACACTATCGGAGGGGACGAACCTCTCGATTCTGCCAAAATCTCTCAGATAGCTAAAGTTATTTACAACATGTATGGGGATAACTGGAATCATCTGTGGGAGACACTCAACTATGAGTACGAGCCGATTGAGAACTATGACATGGAGGAGACCTCCACTGATACCCGGAAACCAGACCTAACTGATGAGGAGACTCGCACACCGCAGATTACTGAGAGTGAAACTCGGACTCCTAATCTTACAGAGGAATTAACAACCAATCCAGGTGTTACTGAGAAGCGTACGACCGAATCTTCCCCCGGTGTAACTGAGACAGAGAATGAGACACGGACTCCCAACCTCAGTCGTACAGAAGAAACCCAGAACAAGCTGACAGATACTGGTGACGGAATCTATGGGTTTAACAGTCAAGAAGCTGTCCCGTCTGACACGTCTAAAACTACCGAATCAGGTACTGTCAAAACTACCGACAGTGGTACTGAGAAGACGGAGCGTACTCTCAGTAAGACAGGTAAAGACTCTACAACAGATACCCTGACCCGTACTGGTTCAGACAGTGAGACCAGAGCAACTAGAGGAACTGAGACTACAGAGAAGACTACCAAGGGCACAGACACCAAAGTAACCAAGCAGACAGGCACCGATGTAACTGAGCACACTCTGCGTCGTCATGGCAACATTGGTGTAACCACCAGTCAGCAGATGATTGAGGCGGAGCGCCAGCTCTGGTTCTGGAATTTCATGGAGCACGTTTTCTCAGATGTTGACCGAGTTATCGCGTGCCCAATCTATTGAGGTGATACTATGATTAAAGGTGGATATCAACTGGTAGACCTGAAGGGGAATACCGTGAAAGTGAATGGTAATCTTACCATTCCTGGGTGCTTCGAGCAGGCTAAGAACAGTGGGTGGAAGCGGGTTGTAATCTCCGGTCTTATCATGGATTATGCTGGCGCAATCATCCGAGTGCCGGATACTGAGGTTACATTCCGTACCGGTGCTAACATGTACGTCGGCAACATCTATCTGAACGATTTTGACCCGGTAGGTCTTACGATTGACCAAAACGATGTTGTTTATCTGAAGCAGATTCCTACCGGAGGCGGAGGAGAGGGTGATACCGTCACAGTCATCGTAGGGTCTACCACCACGGGCGACCCGGGGACGGGCGCTCAGGTGGTTAACAGCGGTACTACGAAGAACGTGGTCTTGGACTTCACGATTCCGCGTGGTGACGTAGGACCCGCAGGCCCACAGGGTCCTGAAGGGCCTCAGGGTGCCACTGGTAAGCAGGGAGAGCAGGGGCCGCAGGGTGACGCTGCAACCATCAAAGTCGGGACTGTCACAACCGGGGACCCCGGCACTGATGCGTCTGTCACTAACAGAGGTACTCAGAAGAACGCCATTCTTGACTTCACGATTCCGCGTGGTGAGAAGGGTGAACCTGGAACTGACGGGGTAAATCCGACTATCTATGTTGGTGAGACTACAACAGGGGACCCTGGTACGGACGCCAAGGTCGTAAACACTGGTTCTCCTACCAATGCCATTCTTCACTTCACCATTCCTCGTGGTGATACTGGCCCCGCTGGTGCTGATGGTTCTCCTGGTGAGCAGGGGCCGGAAGGACCGCAGGGCCCGGAAGGTCCGCAGGGTCCCGCAGGCCCAGGCGTCCCCGTTGGTGGAACAGATGGGCAGATGTTGTTCAAGAACGGGGCAGAGGATTATTCTACCCAGTGGAGAACACCAGATTTTGCCACTTCCGAAGAGCTGGGCGATGCTGTAGAGCGTTTGGCTACTGCGGAGGAAGCGATTCGGCAAATACAGAATGGGCCTATTGATGCTCTAAAGGGAGGCACAACAGGGCAGGTTCTCACTAAGAATAGTGATGAGGACAATGACTATTCGTGGAAAACTCCTCAGTCCGGCGGTGGAAGCTCTCTCCCATCTAGTGGTACTGCAGGTCAAATCCTGGCCAAAACGGGTCCGGGAGACGATGACCTCGGGTGGGTCAGCAACTACCAGGGCATGGGGAGCGCTAAGATAGATAGCGGCAAATGGAATCTTACAGGAAATCCTCAAGTTCGTAATGCAGTAGCAATTATTAACATGAACGGAATTCTTGCTACCCCGATTGATAAAATGTCCGCTTATGCTGTAGATATCAGACTTAGTGGCATCTATGAGGCAGGTGGTCAGGCATCGCTTAACATCCACGTAGTATTCTCAGTGGTCCCCGGAACTAACGAGTACTATATTGTTGGTTCTACTGTTAAGAATGATGCGTTTGTAGCCACAATCAACAGTGAGTTTGTAACCACTGGCTCCAGACAGTATAAGACAATGTATCTGTATCATTTGGGTACCGCTCTTACTGGTATAACAATTAACTCCATCGAAGTCAGTGTGCATTATCGTTCCAACAACAGTTGACATCCGTACCTCCTGAGTGATATAATTCACTCAGGAGGTGACTTATATGTCCAAGAAGGGTGGATATCAAATCCTTGATGTTCACAACATCAACTTTACGAGCGGTTCTGGAGTCCAGGTGGAAGGTATTGGGGAAGCAGTCACCAGAGGTTTTGGAAAGAGATTCGTGGTTAGCGGGATGTCTATTGCAGGCACGAAGTACCCGGATTTCGAGGTCATCCTTACTTCGGCGGATAACGAAACATTCTCTGGGTCTTTCCCGGGGTACACAATCAAGATTGTTGCCTCTACCAACACTGTTACTGTTACAACGGCCGCAGGCTAACGAAAGGAGATACCTATGGAAGTTGCACAGATTTATCAACTGTTGAATACTGCAACCCAGGAAGTCCTGGGTGATTCCGAGGTTGTTCAGGAGGACCTGAGCAACGTCGTCACGATTGGCGAAGAGATTCTGAACGCCCGCCAAATGGACAACTACGTCCGGTCTCTGGTGGACCACATTGGCAAGGTCATCTTCGTCAACCGCCCCTATGCTGGCGGAGCACCCCGTGTCCTTATGGACGGTTGGGAGTTTGGCTCCATCCTGGAGAAGATTCAGGCAGACATCCCCGAGGCGACTGAGAATGAGACTTGGGAGCTGCAGGACGGTCAGTCCTACGACCCCAACATCTTCTACAAGCCCAAGGTGTCCGCGAAGTTCTTCAACTCCCGTGTGACCTTTGAGGTCCCCTACAGCTTCACCCGCAAGCAGGTCGTGGAGAGCTTCTCCAGTGCGGAACAGCTCAATGGATTCTATTCCATGCTGTACAACGCAGTGGATAAGTCCATGACCATCAAGATGGATGCACTCATCATGCGGACCATCAACAACATGATTGGTGAAACCCTTTACGCTGATTTCCCGACGGCGAACTACACGGAGAACAGTGGTGTTAAGGGGGTCAACCTTCTGTACCTGTACAACGCCCGATATCCTGACGCAAATCTCACAGCGGCCAACGCAATCACCGACCCCGAGTTCATTAGATTCGCGGCCTATCAGATGAACCTGTACGTCTCTCGTATGAGCAAGATGTCCCGGCTTTTCAACATCGGTGGCAAGGAGCGATTCACGCCCCGTGACCTCCTGCATGTGGTTCTGCTGAGTGACTTCCAGGCTGCGGCCAACGTCTTCCTGCAGTCTGACACCTTCCATAACGAATTCACGACTCTGCCCAACGCAGAGACAGTCCCGTACTGGCAGGGTTCTGGTACTGACTATGAGTTCGGCAACGTCAGCACGATTGATGTGAAGACCTCTGATGGTCATGCCATCGACTGTGGTGGTATCCTCGGTGTCATGTTCGACCGTGATTCTCTGGGCGTCACCAACATGGACCGCCGGGTCACTACCAACTACAACCCCAAGGCTGAGTTCTACAGCAACTGGTACAAGTTTGACGCCGGGTACTTCAACGACCTGAACGAGAACTTCGTCGTGTTCTTCGTGGCGTGACCTCCGCCCCGCCCTTCGGGGCGGGGCATTCTCATAGGAGGAAAACATGGACATCACTTTCATTCCAATCTATTACCGATTTGATGGCGACTCAGAGAAAACACCTGCGGTTGACAATACCCCAATCAGCTACGAACTCACTGTAAGCAATTACGGTCTGTATTCGAAAAAAGCGGCTGGCTTGGGCATCGCGGACTACCCCCGGGGATATCTTATGGGTCCGTGGATAGATGGTGACATCTATAACGGGTGGAAAACTCCAAGTGCTGGGGAGACCCCAGTAGACCCAAAGTCTATTACTGAAGTGGCGGATACTATCGGGACGGAGTTTTTCGAAGGATTTTTCATGCCCGCCATTAAGCAGATGTGTGGGGATAATCTGTACGGGCCCGATGACGGGGTAGCAAGATATATACGGGCCGTTTTTCAGGTTCAGACCAACGGTAATCCGCTTTACCTTAGACTTAGATGCTATGTAATGAATGGCATGTCGGAAGGTAATTTGAAGAGTCAGTGCGTGTTCCAAAACTGTGAGTGCTCTGGTAATGAAGATTTCGAAGACAGCAAAATAATTTATGATGCTCATGTTGGGTCCTCTGTCAAAAATGCATACGCTGTAGTCGCGGTAGGCAACAAATGGTCAGCCCAAATGACCGCTGGAACAGTCCAGGTTTACTGCCCCTATTTTGGGGTCGACACTTCTGGGAATGACTATTTCTATAAGTTCAATGGGCAGGCTTACTTCTGTGTTATGGCGGGTACGCCAGCAGTAATCGTACAGAGCTGGGAGATTACCAGCGACACTGGAGTGTTTCCTCCGACTGGCGAACCTTACAGCATTGGAACATTCGAGATAAGCGGAGGTGTAAACGCTTATCGCTGGGGACTAAACGCCATGTTTTTCCTTTACCGTGCTCTCATCAGCACGGGTACTACACCTGAACCTGGAGGTGACTATCCTGTGAGTGATAATCTTCCTATCTTTATTTTCCCAACCGATAAGGACGACCCCAACTTCGTGGCCGGTGCAGTCGGAACAAATCTCGTCTCGGCTTTCCGTCTCTCTGAGAATAACGTCAATGCTCTCGCCACAGATATCTGGGGCGAGGGGTGGACAGGCGACATCAAGAACTTCTTCAACAACCCAATCGACGCCATCATCCGGCTCATCCGGCTCCCCGTGGAGCCTCCCAGCGACGGCTTCAGCTACATCTTCCTGGGCGACTACGAATTCCGGTCTCCCGGAAAATTCGTTCATATCCAGCAGGAATGGATGAGTGTGGACCTGGGTACGATGGAAGTAGCTCGATACTTCAACAACTTCCTGGATTACTCCCCTTATACGGCAGTCCAGCTCTTCCTGCCCTTCGTCGGGTATAAAGAAATGCGTGCGGACGATGTGGTCGGGTATCGTCTTCACATCGTATACCAGATTGATGTCCTGACGGGGGATTGTTTGGCAATTATTGCCAGACAGGATGATGACGGGAATGAGGTCCCTCTGTACCAGTACCAGGGCAACTGCGCGACGGAGGTGCCCCTGGGGAGTTCCTCTCGAAACATCGGAGGAGCCATCTCGGCGGGCCTTGGAGCCCTTGCAACGATGGCAGGTCTTGGTGCATCTGTCCCGACAGCAGGCACCTCTGCGGCCGCCGCAGCGGCCGTGGTTGGCGGCATTACTACCACCGCCGGTGGCGTCGCTTCCGCCGCACAGCGAGAGCAGAAGCGTAGTGGTTCGATTTCTGGAAACCTCGGTTACACCAGCAATATGTACCCGTTCCTGGTCATTACCAGGTCTATCCCAGATATCCCTGGTAACTACAATGAGCTGAATGGCAGACCCTCCAATAAGGAGGCGGTTTTGTCGTCTCTGTCCGGTTACACTGAGGTCGAGCAGGTCCATGTGGAAAACATCCCCTGCACAAAAGATGAGCAGGACCAGATTTCCACACTTCTGAAGGGAGGAGTCATTCTATGACGATTCGACTTTATCGAAACATCAGCGAGAACAATAAGGTCACGAAGACCCTTCAGGACATGAAGGAGTACAACGGGGCGGTGCGGGACGCTACCAACGTCCTCACCCCCTCCGTCCTCATCGAGTCAACGGATGACCTCAGTCAGTACAATTATATGTACATCGTGGAGTTTCATCGCTACTACTTCATTTCCGACCTCCAGGCCACCCGCACACGGCTCTGGACGATTGGTGGAGAAGTGGACGTCCTTATGAGCTATGCAACTCAAATCAAATCTTTGAGCGCAATCATCGGGCGTCAGGCTTCTAACTACAACCTGAACCTGGAAGATACGAAGGTCAAGACTCTTAACCAGGTCTCAATCCAGGGTAAACAGTTGGGGAGTGCATTCAATCGAGAGACTACCTACGGATATGTATTGGTAGTTGCAGGTAAGAGCGATGTGTCCACCAGCATCGCGTGAGGAGGGCTTATGAGTAACAGCAGGTTAGTAACCTATACAAATCTATCCAATCACTATAGTGTTCGGACTCATGCAATCGACACTATCACTATCCATTGCTATGTCGGCCAAGTGACTGCCAAGCAGGGATGTGACTACTTCGCTTCTACTGACCGGGAAGCGGCGTGTAACTATGTTGTGGGGAAGGATGGTTCCATCGGACTGTGTGTCGAGGAGAAGAACCGTAGCTGGTGCTCCAGCAACCGTGATAACGATAACCGGGCCGTGACCATCGAGGTGGCCAGCGATACAACTCATCCGTACAGAGTGACCGACGAAGCGCTATCTGCGCTGATTCAGTTGGTGTTTGATATCTGTGAGAGAAACGGCATCCCGGAGCTTCGCTGGAGGGGTGACAAATCTCTTATCGGTCAAGTAGACCAACAGAATATGACCGTCCACCGCTGGTTCGCTAATAAGGCTTGCCCTGGAGATTACCTCTATAATCTTCACGGCTACATAGCAGAGCAAGTAAATAAAGAATTGGAGGGAAATGATATGATTACTCAGGAGCAGTTCAACCAGATGATGGATAACTACCTTGCAGAGAGGGCGAAACAGGACGGCGGGGACTGGAGCAAGGAAGCCCGGGATTGGGCTGTCTCCGAAGGCATCATCGGCGGCACGTCTTCCGATAGCTTCACCCCGGAGTGGAAGTCCTGGCCTACCCGTGAGCAGCTTGTAGTCATCCTCAAGCGCATGTTGGAGGGATAATATGCCTACTCTGAAGGAGATTCATGCGTGGCAGAAGAAGACACGCAGGAAGCTGGATTTTACCCCATACACCCTTGACAGGGTGAAAGAGAGAGATTCTACCTACTCCATGATTATTGGAGAACGTTCCAACGGTAAGACCTACTCCGCTCTGGAGGAAGGTCTTATCCAGTGGGCCCTGAACAAAAAGCAGATAGCGTACGTGCGTCGGTACGACCTGGACCTGAAGACCCGTCGTGCCCAGCAGGTATTCGCGGCTTTCCATGACAATGGGTTTATCAATTTCATCACTGACGGTGAATTTGACTCTACATATTACTACTCAGGTAAGTGGTATTTCTCCCGGACTGATGAGAACGGCAAGAGAGTGAAATCCGATGAACCGTTCGCGTATGCTTTCACCCTGGTTGGGTGGGAGCATGATAAGTCTACATCTTATCCTGGTGTAACGACCATCATATTTGATGAGTTCCTAAGCCGTGATTACTACCTGGATAATGAGTTCGTCATCTTTATGAACCTGGTATCTACAATAGTCCGCCAGCGGAATGATGTAAAAATCTATATGCTGGGCAACACGGTGAACCGCTACTGTCCATACTTCTCTGAAATGGGATTAACCCATGTCAGTGAGATGATACCGGGTGACATTGACGTCTACCGATACGGGGATTCCGACCTGACCGTCTGCGTTGAAATGACTCACCCCACCACTGGTGGTAAGTCTTCCGACCACTACTTCGCGTTCGACAACCCTAAGCTCCAGATGATTACAGGTGGTGCCTGGGAAATTGACATTTACCCTCACCTGAAGAAGCACTACCGGCCTGCTGATGTTGTCTTCCGGTTCTATATCATGTTCGACAACCATTCACTTCGGTGCGATGTGGTCTGCGATGAGCAGGGTGTCTACATCTATATCGTGCCCAAGAACGACGATATCAAGGACCCTGACAATGACCTTGTATTCTCTCCCGAAGTCGACCCTCGCCCGAACTGGCGGAGGCGGCTTTCCAAGCCTACGTTGCCTGTCGAGAAAAATATTTACAGTTTGTTCAAACAAGAGAAGGTATTTTATGCTACAAATGAGGTGGGCGAAATCGTACGCAACTATATCATGTGGTGCAATACTTAATCGTCCACGCTCATTTGGCCGTTTACCATCATCAGGTAGTCCACGAACTCCGAGGACATTGACATGGTAAACTCAATCGGTAATAGTGCGCAGGATGACCTCTCATACCAGCTTGCAGCATTACCTAGATAATCTGTGAGCTTTCCTCCAGTTGGGGCATCCACATAGTGGTGTCCCAACTTTCCACTTCTGTCTGGGGGTATTACAAGATTATTTTCAAATACCTCAAAGGGGGACACTCCGAGTCTAGTGGACTCATCCAGGATGAATTGGGTTGTCTTCCATTTGTTTGAACCAGCTAGGGTGACTTCGTACTTGATTTTGCCATTTTCCTCGAACTTTCGGAAATAACGTTTTGCTCCAAGCGTCTTGAACTCCAGGTTGTCCCCGTCGTCATCCCAATACCCAAGAGGCTTTACCTTACCCTTGATGGTCTTAGGAATCCAGCGGTCCTCCTCGAACCCATGATGCTTCATCGCCGCCAACATCTTGGTCTTCACTTCATTATTATACTTAGCGACGTAGAACTCGTACTGGTCGTTCGGGTAATTGTACTTTGTACTGTCGGTATCTGCATAACAGTACTTTTCACCGCACGCTAAGATTCCACGGCACAGGTTTCTCCGGGCGTAGGCTGTCACCCACACACCCCATGGATAGTACAGAAATCGGTTGCGAGAGCGGTTGTACTTGTTTATCTGGTCGGCTTCGTCCTTCTCAATCTCTTCTTTCGTAGGGGTAGTCTTCGGGTCCCATCCGTCCTGTGGGGTCCACACGATTTTGTCATTGATTATGTCGGTTACAATCATTCCATAGCAGGAGTTAAGGTCTGCCTTGGATGAAGCATAGTCCTCTTCTTTTCCGGGGACACCCTTCAGGGTGGTCTTGTCACTGTACATGTCGAGCACCACTGACACCAGCTCGGTCGGCAAATACTCTTTGTAATATCTTCGTACTGAGCTCTTTAACCGGATGAAGTCACAAGTGTAGAAGTCATGGATGCTATAATAGTCCTGCTCTGTCACCCACATCGTGAGGCTCTGAGCACTTACGACACGACCATTGTCAATGACCTTGGCACCCTTTATAACCCCCTTGCTCTCCGATATGATATGCTCCCAGGGGATTTTAGAACGAAGGTTTACAAATTCTACCAGAAAATAACAGCAGTAGTTCTGCATTATATCCCAGAGTTCCTGCTTGCTCTTAGGATGAGCGTCTGGGGCTCTCCCCATTGGGAACCGCTCCATGACCATGACCGCTGGGTACGATGACGTGAAGTCTTTTGACCGTACATTCTCCATGGGCTTTCCTACGATGTTCGCGTTCGCGTGAGTCATACCTCCCTGGAACACCATCTTCAGCTCTTTATACTCCTGGAGTGTGACCTTTAGGCCACGTATCAGCTTCTTATATTGGTCGGACTGAAGACATGCGTTACGGCACCGACGGCGCACGTAGCCCGTCTTGGTCATCGGGATGTTGCAGATTCCGCCCTCTTTTTCAATCTGCTCCTGGATGTACGCCAGCAGAATATAGATGTCATAGGCACAGTACTTCTGCTCCTGAGGTGTCAGGGGTGACTCAGAGTGCCTCAGAAGGTTGTAGTCCAGCTCACCAACTTGCTTCGCTATTTCCTCTCCACCGACTGTCTTATACTTTCTGATGAGGTCTTTGGCGACTTTATCCAACGAGAATTGAGTCAGGATGAGAGAGTCTCGAAACTCTAACCCCTCCTCGCAGTAACAACGGACTGGCTTGCGGTCCTTGACCGCAAACACTTCCTCGAACTGAAGCCAGTGTTGAACGAACTGAAATTCGTATGCCAGGTTGTGTACATATACTGCTAGGCGGTTTTTCGTTCCTAGATGCATGATGTTGGTTAGGCGTGAAATGAACTCAACGAACTCACCCCAGCGTCTCCCCACGAAAACGTGCGTGTTGACACCGAACTGCCAGTGGTACATAGTGGCGTACTTATTCTCCCCAACTTCCCAGCTAGATGACTCGATGTCAAAAGCGGCAGGTATGTTATACCCCTTCCACTTCGGAGTATTATGGTGCGAATAGTTACCTACTTCCGGACCAAGAACCTTCTCTACGTCTTCCCAACTATACACATTGGGGTCTAGCTCAAAATTCGAGCTCGTCTCCGTCTCCTTCGTAATCCCATGCGGTCTGCATCCAATTACGCTTGGCTTCTCTTGCCTCATAGATTTTCTGTAGGGTGTCGCGGAGCATTTCTTTTTTCTGTTCATGGTTCAAATCACCCCTCAGAAAAATGTTAAACGCTAATCTCTGGATTCGCTCGGAACCCCGCTGGAATGCCTTGAATGCACTGGTTTCATCGTTACGTACAGAGTCATAGAGGTCCCAGTACCATGCTCTCTCTTCGGTGGTTAGGTCCTTGTATCCAGATACCCGGGAGTCTATGCTCTTAATCCACTTCTTCATCCCACGGATGCTTCCTGTGTCATAATCGAGCATCGGTTTGTTGGATGATATCCACTTCATGAGCTTCTGTCTGGTATCAAGACCCTTCGTACTCAGCGGGGCAATCGCTATCTTAATCTCCCCGTCAGGTGTAGTTCGGGTAGGACGACGCTTGTCAGCTAGTTCTTCCTCACTGCTGACATCTGTCCAGAGCCACGGCGCGTCCCAATAATCGCTTTTCAAGAGGCGGCGGCGGTTATCGTTGACTACCTTTCGGATTTGGACGGCAATCTCCTTGAGCTGGTCCTGAGTCATGGAGTTCAGCTCTTCCGGGGTCAGCTCACGGATGTAGTTGGTAAGACCTGTGTTGGGCCCGCTCTCCTGCTTGATGGCGCTTGTGTCAGAGCCGATGAGCTGGGCCCTGACGGACCCAGCTCTGGCCTTGCGGCTCTTCGGCGGTGTGATGTTGTTGCTGCGCTTGACGTTTCTAGCTCTCTTAGCCATGGTTATCCTCCTCAGGTCGATTGACCCACTTGCTCCTATTATAATGACGTGCGGCTTTACTGAGTCCATCCAGGTTAAACCAAGATGAGTGTTGTAAGGCAGTTTCGGCAGGTTTTCCTGTTAGTAACTCAACCCCTTCCGAATACCACCGAAATACATCATCTCTATTTCCATATTTAGGCCCCTCCAGGAGACAGACCAGAATATGATGCATCATCCGTTCAAGCTCCCACTCACGCTTACCATACATATTATTCACCTTTGTCTTTCTCTATGATGGTCCAGTGGATTTGGTCTCCGGGTTCACCTTCGGGGCCGGATGCCCCGATATCGTCAATACCTATGGCGTCCACTAGGTCGGGGTAGTGGCTGGTGTCATCCCAAGGCTGTGGATATAACCCGCTCTCTCGCATCCGGGCCAGTTCACGAGCCGCAGAGCTCGCTTCTGGTCTAGGTGGATTCCTATGATACCTCCAGTAAGTCAGGTTATACCCAGTTACCTGTTCGACTCCAGCGGAGTACCACGCCATGAGGTCCGGGAACTCCATGGGGCGGTTCCACTTCTTGGAAAACTTCTTCGCCCACCGAAGAGGTGCCATAACTGTTTTGTGCTCTGGAGCACCTTTAGTAAGACGATAAATGCTCCACATCATCCGGTACATGAGCATGATGTCTTCTGTCTTATGCAGTTTCATAATTGTTCCCCCTTAATATTGTGATTGTATGGTCCACCACTCGTATCCATGCCCTGTAAGCTCTACAAGTACGTGGTCCATTCGGTTGATAACGTCCTCAGGTACACCCGTGGTGAGATGGTCTACTGTCCATTGGTTAAAATTTCCAACACACTCACCAGGGTCATTCCCCGACATGATGTCTCGGATAGTCTGACTAGCCATCTGTCGGGTGTATCGACTCGATTGTCTCATCTCGTCACCTCCTGAGTGTATGATAGCACTGATGTGATGTGAGTGTGTGAACGAATTGTAAACAATTATGAACAAATTTGCTTTAGCTGTTTAGTGTGATAAATAAAGCACTTAGGTGCTTAATATACTTTAACGCTTTAGTGTGATAAAGTGAAATTTAAATTGGGGTAGGGCGTTTGGTGTTGCACTACCCCCCTACA